CTGTCATGGTTACTCGCTTTCGTCGTTTACGTTGCCGGTGCGGATTGCCAAGCGCCTGTCATCGCCTTCGGTAATCCAGACGAAGTATGCGTTGGCGCTGCGCAGCTCAGCCGCAGCAGCGTTGGCATTGGCTGCAGCCGTGTCAGCAAGGCCAGCCTTCTGCGTTGCAAGCGTTGCCGCGTCATTCGCTAGCCCCGCCTTCTGCGTGGCGAGGGTCGCGGCATCGTTTGCAAGCCCTGCCTTCTGATCTGCAAGCTCGGCTTTCTGGTTCGCGAGCGCCGCAGCGTCGTTGGCAAGGCCAGCCTTCTGCGTGGCGAGAGTCGCGGCATCGTCTGCCAATCCCGCTTTCTGCTCGGCAAGCTCGGCCTTCTGGTTCGCGAGCGCTGCAGCGTCGTTGGCAAGGCCAGCCTTCTGCGTTGCAAGCGTTGCAGCGTCGTTGGCAAGGCCAGCCTTCTGCGTTGCAAGCGTTGCAGCGTCATCGGCAAGCCCAGCCTTCTGCGTGGCGAGAGTCGCGGCATCGTCGGCAAGCCCTGCCTTCTGGTTTGCCAAGGCAGCAGCATCGTTCGCCAGCCCCGTAGCCGCCTCCGCCGCAGCGATTGCCGGTTCGGTGCGCGGCACGGTGTAGCTATGATCGCCCCGCGCATCGGTGATCGTGACGGTGTAGGCGGTTTCCGTCTCGGTAATTGTCACGACAGGAGAAAACGGGCTCCCGATGTACGCGGGAAGAAACTCAAGCTCGAGCGCCTTTTCGAGCACGTAAGGCGGGAGGTCGTCAAGGATGCTAAGAATCTCCTGGCTCTCAGTCTCATCGTTAGGCATGCGTCAGCACCTCCCTCAATGAATTCGGGTCGAAGTAAGTCGTTTTCTGCAAAGTCGCGGCACGATAGTTCATCCAGTCGATGATGTTGACCTGTACACTCACGACCCCCGGCTTGAAGCCAGCCGTTTCAAGCTGCGTCATATCGAACAGCACAAGCGAAACGTCCTTGTCTGTGTCGCACGTCATGTGATACGGCTCGAGTGTGAGCACATGGCCGTTCTGCGCGAATGTGCCGTATACCTCGCACTGGTTTTCCTCGAGCAGGCCAGTGTTGAGCAAAATCGGCTGCGTTGGCGTTGTCCAGTTGATCATGGCCAACCACCTACGAAAGCTTGTGCTCGCGAATGTAATCGCGTATTGCCTCGACGTGCGCTCTGAGCGTGTTTTCGGTCACAAAGAAACTTTCCTTTGTGTTGGCGTCGATAACGTCACCCGTGTCGGCGTCGATCGTGTCGTAGGTGTAACTGATACGGTCGCCGCCATTCACGTTGAGCGCCATGAAGCTCGAAAGCTGTTTGATATTTGCCATTTGATAGCCTTTCTAGGCGGCATACGCCTGCTCGATTTCGGTCACATAGTCGATGTAGCCGTACACGTTCTCGTCAATCTCGATGCCGTGCATGTCGGCGGGGTCGAGATCGGGCTGCTCCATGCGGAGCGCTTCATAGTCGCGCTGCCTGCACTTCATTTCCCAATCGAACTTGAGCCCTGGCGTGCCGGCTACGACGAAGTGAGTTGGTGATTTCGACTCGACCCACAAGTCACCTTGTCCGCATTTCTGCAGGAAGACCTGATAAGACAGGTCTGCGCGTGCCGTTTCCGAGAAGATATCGTCTATCTCGACGTAACAGAAGCCGTCATCGCCGATTGTGCCGCTTCCGATATCGCCAAACATCGGTGATGGTGTCTCGTAGGCGTATAGCAGGCGTTCGCTATAGTGCGGAGTATCGACCAGTCGCGGCTTTGTGCCAGAAACGGACAGATTGCCGTAGACTTGCAGATTTGCCGTCAAGCTTGTGCTGTAGCCAATTATCAACGCGCTAGATGTGAACTTGTACTTGTTGTAAGTGTTGTTTGAAAACTGCACGTCAACTTCGCTGCTTGACCCAACGTACAGCTTGACAGGGCTTCCCGAGACTTGCGCCGTTCCATCGCTCTTTGCAGCTATTGACGCATTTGTTGAATCATAACCGCCGCTTCCGCGCGTATTTGAGGACATTACCGCGTTGGTCCCGAGACTCAGCCATGAAGAAGTCGTGCCATTGTAAAGCCCTATGACGTGCAGCGGTCGATTGCATGCGATTGCTGACCAGTAGCTGCTAGACGTGTATCTACTCGGAAGCAGCAGAATTTCGCTGTATTCTGTAGTTTCGGCGTCATTGTATAAGCCTACTAGCAAGCCTTGACAATAGTTCGTGCTACTCGCCGTAGAGCCTGTTAGCCTGTAGTAGTCGTTAAATTCGGCAACTGTAACAACGCCGTTCTTCGTTATCGCCTTAACGTAAGTTGTCGAGCCTTCGGCTATCGTATGACGGCTTTTTAGCGTCAGCTCGCCCGTGATGCGCATTTCGTTGCTGTCGAGATTCCAGTAGTTATCGCCAGCGACGTTTCCGATGTAGCCAGATGTGATCGCGGCTGCATAGACGATATCAGCAACCAGCAAGCCGCTCTGGATGACCGTGCGCCATTCCCACTCTCCCTGGGCCGTCTTGGTGTTTGCGATGCGTATGTTGCCGCCCTTGATTTCGACCACCTGAGATGCTTCCGCACCAACTAGCGGGTCAGAAACCGCCGTATCATACGTTCTCAGGCCTTGCCCCTGGGTGATGTAGACATAACCACCAGTCGCGTTGATTTCGGCGTTTATACGGCCCAGTAGCTCGTCAATGTAGGCGGCGGTTGCAAGATACTGCTGCATGTTGGTCGCGGCTGCATATGCCGCCTCAGCATTCGCGAACTTGGCCGCTAGCGTATCGGTTGCCTGCCCAATCGTGAGCGATACGTCGCGCTCGTTCAACTCGTCAACCGTCTGCGCTATGACGCGCCCGGAAACGCGCAAACCCCCGTTGAAGTATCGGTCAACCACGTCGACGGCATCGCCTAGCGAAACGCCGCTCACGTCAACGCCTTCCGCACCAGCCTGTATCACGTCCATTTCATACGTGACCTTCGGCGTGCAGTAGCCAGCCAGGACGCTGTTGCCCCACGCGAGCAGGTCGGCGGGAGTCTCGCAATCTGAGTTTTCCACAATCAGCGTGGGATAAATGTACCCGCTCGACCCATTAGGAAGCTTCGCAACGTCAACCATGGGAGCGTACTCAATCCAGTCCGGTTGAGTCGGATCATCGTCGTTGATGCGAATCTTACGCCCGTACCCGCCGCCGTCCGTCTGCGCACCCTTGCCACGCGGCGAGATACGGCAGAAGAACGGCGTATCGGGAAACGTGCGCTTGATGCTCATCAGGTCAGAGCCGAAGTCGAAGCGACGGAGCGCCGTCTGGTTGCCCTGCATGTCGTAGTAGTCAACCGCACGGCTCACAACGCCCGTGCTCGAAACAGAGATCGTGGTTGATAGCTCGCCGCCCCAGTTCTGAACGAGCACGGCGAGTGCTTTCCATGCGGTCATGTCGTACATTGACGCGCCGCCCGTGGTCATGTTGGTGACGGTGCCTACCGTCCATCTACTCTGCGTAGACAACGCAGCCTGCAGCGCAAGCCCAGCGGTCGTGCCGCCCTGCGTCCCAGGCATCACCGACACCAAAACGGCCTCTAGGTCTGCCTGTAGCGACCAGACGCAATAGTACGAGCCGACAACCCGCTTACCTGATGCGTGTTCGGCATCAACGCCAGCAACAACGTACTCGTGCCAGTAGCCGCGCCCATCCTCGTACAGGATACGCTCGTACTTATTCAGCACCTGCAGAGTCGTTATAACAAGCGAGTGCTCCCCGTTGATTTCCTCACGTTTGATGAGCGACATGATATCGTTCTCGGAGATTTCACCGATTACCCCGCCGAGGTGGTCGTAGCGTATGAACCTGCGCATTACATCCACCTCTCGCGATACTTGACCGTTGCAGCGCCTGTGCCGTAGTCCATGACGAGCGTGTGCGAACCAGGCGTTAGCTCAAGCCAGTCGCTGTCGAGCGTGATCATGGAAACAGAGCTCGCGACCGTGCAGGTTTTCTTGTCACAGTCGATTGCGACCGCACGGGAGCTGTTGCTTCCCGTGGGAACATGCACGTAATCTCCGCTGTCGAGCTGTAGACCCCAGACGAGCGCAGTGGAGTTACGAACCGCGCTCGACGCAGTGATTGCCGGCTTTGTCGGATACGTGCCGTCGACGGTGAACGTCAGCGAGCCGCCAGAAGGCACCGTCAGCGTCTTCTCGATGCCGTAGGCAACAGGGTCAACGAGGATGAACGTCAGCTCGGCGCCATCTCCATCCATGTACTTCTCGATGTCGAAAGAGCCGTCAGGCACTGCAAGCCAGTACCAATTCGGCGTTTCAGGCAGTACGAGCTGCTTCGGCTCGTCTACGTTCAGCCAGCCGCCAAGCTTTGAAAAGGCTTCGCGCCGCAGCGTCGCAGTGCTCGCCGTCGTGGTGATGCCGAAGCTTATCGTTGACGCATCGAAACCCAGGCCGACGAAGACGCTGCCGTTGCCGGCGCTGCGCTCTCGCAGGTCTGGCCTCGCCTTGACGATGCTGCGCTTGGGTTCTCCGCAGACGAAATCGGTTGTCAGGTCATGCCCGTTGAACGTCAATGTCATGCCAAAGCCCCCGCATTCTGCCTGTCAATCAGACGGTTCAGCTCGTCAGCGACGCGCCTGATATCGTTTTCCTCGCGTATGACGAACGTGCAATCATGGATATCAACGCCGCCTGCGCCCTTCGGCATGTGCTCCGCGATTCCCTTGGCGTACATGTCGAAGTACGGATCGTAAGAAGGCCAGTAGAGCTCCAGGCCCTTCTCGCCATAGCCAGTGAGCGTGGGCTGGTCTGCGAAACCGCCCTTGCCCTTCCATTCGACCCAGAAGTACGGCATGGAGCCATAACCGCCGATTCCGTACGGGAACTCGCCGCCCTCGACGTGGAAGTCGGGCAGCGGGATGTGCGGTAATTCGAGCTTCACGCCGCTGACGATGCGCTCGATCGTGCCCATCACGTCCTCGATGAAGCGTTGGGCCGCGCCGAGCGGGTCTTCCAATGCGTCCTTGATGCCGCTTGCGACGCTGCCGATACCCTGTGCTATGTTGTCGATGATATCCTTGCCAGCGAGGAAGAAATCGCCGAAGAAGCTGCCGATTCCCTTCAATCCGCTGTCGATCAGCGAGTTGACCTGGTTCATGAACGGCGTCAGTCCGTTTGCGAAACCAGAAACGACTTGCAGGAAAAGCTGGAAAGCCGCCTGCTGCAATTGCGGATACCATTCGGGCATCGTCTTTATCAGCTCGCCGATGAACTTAATCAGCGCTTGAACTCCAAGTTTCGCCATGTTGCCGAAAGCCGCCATCACGCCGTCGAACAGCTTTTCACTAGCCGCTTGAATTTCTGGCTGATGTTCCTCGATGAACTGACCCGCCATCGCTATGAACTCGTCGATGTAGGGCTTCAGCTTCTCGTACAGCTCGGGAATCGCCGCGAAGATGTTCTGCGCTATCGCGAGCAGCCTGGGCGCGATGTTCCCTGCCGTGGTCACGATGCTGTCGACCAGCTCTCCTGCTCGGGTCTGCAGGTCGGCGTCGTCCTTGCCCAGCTCCGTGAGGAAGTTCTGCCAAGACGCCTTGAGCATGGCTATAGAGCCGCTTATCGTCCCTTCGGCCTCCTTGGCCGTCGTGCCGGCGATTCCCATCTGCTCCTGCATGATGTGGATGGCCTCGATGACGTCGTTGTAGTTGTCGATGTTGAACTCGACGCCGGCGATTGCGGAGGCGTCCTTCAGCAGGCGCTCCATCTCGCCCTTGGTGCCGCCGTACCCGAGCTTCAGGTTGTCGAGCATCGTGTAGTTCTGCTTCGCAAAGCCCTGGTAGGCGTTGGTGATGGCCTCCATGTCGGAGCCCATCTTGTTGGCGTTGTCGGACATGTCGCGCATGGCCATGTCGGCGTATGCCGCGGCCTTCTCGGTGTCGCCTCCGAGGCCTGCGAGCAAAGACGCGCTGAACGACGTCACGTTCTCCATGTACTCGTTGGCGGACATGCCCACGCTCTTGAAGGCCTCCTGCGCGTTGCGCTGCACGGCGCCGCTTGATTCCTTGAAGAGCGTGTCGATGCCGCCCACGAGCTGCTCGTAGTTGGCGTAGTTCTCGAACGCGCCGCCGATGACCGACGAGATGCCGTTGGCCGCGGCGTTGGCGGCCGAGAGCACCGCGCTCGAGACGATGTTGCCTATGGCCACGGCCTTCGCGGAGAGGCCCGTGCCTATCGAGTTCCCGATGTCCTGGCCGACGGAGTTGTTGAAGTTCTTGTCCGCCTTCGGGTACACCGACACGTAGGCGGAGCCGACTTCCACGTTCGACATCAGTCATCACCTCCGAAGTACCAATCCATGAAGTCGGATATCGATATCGAGCCGCGCCCGATGCGGCGCTCGTCTGGCTCCACGCCCGGGCGGACGATGCGCTTCGGGCGCTCCGTCTGCTTGGACTTGGGCTTGCCGCCGTTCGCGGTGAGCCATGCGAGCACCTCTATGCCCTCGCAGATCCGCGCGAGCAGCATCTCCGTGCGCGACCACCCGCCGAGCTGCGATAGCTCGGACACGGTCTCGGACTCGGCAGGCAGCCGCCTGAGGAAGGACAGGAGCGCCCTCTCGGGCAGCTCGCCTCCGATGTCGTCGAGCGTGTAGTGCGTGCGTGTCAAGAGGTCGTACTCGACCGCCTCGCCGTGTTCCGCTAGAGTTGCGGCGAGGCCGAGGGTTCCCCCATGTCGGGCGCGCCGATCTCCTTGCGTGCGGCCAACCAGGCGTCGAGGAGCGTCGAGAGGTCGTCGTCTCCCAGCTCGTCGTACACGTCGCCGAGGTACTTCGCGAAGAACTCGCCCACCGCGGCGAACTTGTCCTCCACCTTCCCGAGCCGCTCGAACTCCACGCGGTTGAAGGTGAGAGGTACGTGGAACGTCTCGTCGCCTGCGTTGACCGTGAGGGTCGGGCGCTTGCCCTTGAGAGTGACCTCCATGGGCTACGCTCCCGCGATGCCCGAAGAGGACGGTGCCTCCTCGACGTACACGTAGATCGACTCGCCGTTGGAGTCAGCGCCGCACGTCAGCTTTACGGGCCAGTTGATCGCGGCGCCTGCCACGAACGTGAGCGCGCCGTTGAGCACGGGCTGGGCGTTCGGGAGCACGACGCGCATCCTGGCTTCGCCGTCCTTCATGTTGAACACGTAGACCTTCGGAGCGGTCATGTGCGCGCCGATGTTGATGGTGATCTTGTTGCCGGACTGCGACACGCTCTCGCTGCCGAAGATGGCGCAGAGGGAGTCGTAGTCGGTCTGGACGAAGTTGAACGTGACCTCGCCGCTGAACTCGTCGAGCAGCGTGCGGATGGTCGACTTGGACCAGTCCTTGATGTCCACGGTGTTGAAGTTCGCCGAGAGGGTGAGGCCGTCCTCGGAGACGTAACCGCAGTACGTGCCTGCGTTCCACGCCGTCTTGGCGTCGGTCGGCGGAGTCGTGCCGATGGCGGCGTACTGCACGGCGCCTGTCGTGGACGACTGGTTGGGCGCTCCGACGAGCACCTTCTTAGCGTCAATAGCCATTTGCTGGCCTCCTAATCCATGATGTTGCAGTGGGCGGTGAACGTGAGCTGCCAGACGTAGTGGCCGTTCTCGTCGCGTCCCAGCTGGGTGATGGTCGGGTTGTCCTCGACCGCGTTGATGTGGGAGTCGGCTTCGGCGAGCGTGTGCAGCACGGCAGCGAGCGCGAGGGCCACCTGCTCGCCGTTCTCGTCGCTGTCAGTCCAGACCTGGACGGAGAAGCGCGGAGAGTCGTGCGGGTAGCTCGCGTCTCCGCCCACGCGCTGCACCACTGCGAAGTCGCCGCCTGGATCAGCCGGCGGGTAGCTGCCAGTGCGCACGCCGAGCATCGACTCGACCCACGAGATGACGGTTGCGGTAGACGACCACATGGGCGCCACCTCCTAGTCGATAGCCTTCTGCAGAGTGTTGTGTAGCCTGTTTGAGTTGACCGAGTGCATGTCGCCCGTGTAGACGATCGCGTGCGCCCGGTTCCTGCCTGGGCGCCCCGGAGAGACCTCGTAGCCGCCCGCGCCGTACATGCCGTTCGCGCGTGCCGCTATAACGTTGGCCTCGCTGGTGCAGAGTTTGCAGTAGTCGTCGGAGTTGAGCAGGCTGCGCATGCCGTTCGGGTTCGGCTTGTACTCGACGCTATCCATCGACGGCCTCCACCTCGACGGGCATGTTCCAGTCCGTCGGGCACAGCTCGGGCTGGTACGGCATCGGGTCCCCGATGACGCGGTACGTGCCCGCGTACTCGCCAGACAGCTCGACCTTCGCGCCGCGCAGCCTGCCAGCCCACGTCTTCGGGAAATGGAGCGTGAGCGCCACGCGGACGCCCTCGTGGCGCTCGGAGCCGAGCTCCTCGCACGCCCCGCGCTGCACTATGACGTTGCCGACCTCTACGGGATTCGCGTACGCCTCGGCGTCGTTGCCGAAGGCGTCTCTGGCGGTGCGGTCGCGCAGGCTCACCGACACGGCCCTACCCTTCATCCGAGGGCTCCAATCTCCCGTAGGACGGGTGGGCGAAGCCGATGCCGTTGCCGATGCCCAGCCTCGCCGCGTACCCGCTCGACTTGAGCAGCTTCCACCAGTTGTTCGTGGCGTACGGCCTCGCGTACGTGACCGTCTGGGAATAACTGCCCGCCTGAGTGGTCATCGACGACACGTCGGACGCGAGCGCCGAGTCCATCGCCCTCGCGGCCATGGACAGGCTCGCGTAGCAGAGGTTCGAGGCCTGCACATCGTCGTCAGGGTCGACCTCCACGATCTGCTCGAGGTAGCTCCCGATCTCTTCGAGGATTGACTCGGCGTAAACCTTGTCGGCCTCCGAGAACGCCGTCCTCATGCGGGCCTCGAGCTCTCCGATAGTCGCGTACGCCGTCATGCCTACTCCTTATCCTTGGCCGGTCGCTTCCGCGCCGGCAGCTTCCTCACGAAGCCCTTCTCCACGAGGCCGTTCACGCGGGCGGCTGTTCCCTCGAACGTGTCGCCCACGTGGTACGTGTTCTCGGAAGTTGCCCTATCGCCCTTCTCCAGGTCGAAGAAGGGCACGATGACCTCGGCCTTCATGGCTATGCGCCCTGGATGCCAGAGGACGACGGCGTGCCGACGTAGAAGATGAGGTCGGGCGTGACTGCCTTGGTGCCGTAGCTGTAGAACAGGCCGAAGCCGATGGCGTTGGACAGCTCGATCTGCTTCGGGCCGTAGATGGTCGGCTCCACGGGCTGCGCGATGGATTCCTCGCGCATGACGATGGCGTCGATGCCGGAGGGCATGTAGATCGAGCTGAAGACCATGACGCCGTGGTAGTAGCCGACGCCCTCGGCGGTGGCGTTGCCCTGCTCGACCTTGTCGAAGTAGGTGCGCAGCTGGCCGTACAGGGCGGGAGTGAGGACGAGTGCGATCTCGTCGCGCTCGACGCCGTCCACGAAGTCGTTCTGGACGGTCTCGACGAGCTGGATGAGCTCCTCGGCCTTGGCCTCGATGGTGACTGCGGTGAACGAGTGCGAGGTGCCGGCGGTCACGGCCTGGGCGAAGAACGCGCGCTCGAGGTCGCGGCCCATGGTCTTCTCGTTGCTCGCGGCCTTGCGCTCGATCAGGTCGGCGACGCCGTACAGCGTCACGTCCTTCTGCTCGACCTCGTTGATGAGCTCCTTGTCCGTATCGACGTTGACGGTCACGGGACGGGCCACGACCTTGTCGCCGGCGTGGTTGCCGCGAGCGGTGCCGTAGGCCTTGGACTCCGTGTTGGTGAAGCGCTTGGCCTCGTAGGAGCCTGCGCCGGGAGTGCCGGACAGCTCGGTGTTCTTCAGGCGGGAGCTGATAAGGTTCTTCTGGATGTTTGCGATGACCGCGCCGTAGCGCTCGGCCAGCTTGTCCCTGCTCGCGTTCTCGAGAAGGATTGCGAGGGAATTGGTGCGTGCCATGTTATGGCCTCCTTAGATTATCTGCGGGATTTCCATCTTGGCGGCTGGAGGCTTCGCCTCTCCGCCGTCCTGGACCGCGCCGTACTTCGGCTTGCCCTCCTGCTGGGCCTTCAGGAACTCGGCGTTCTCCTCGACGTCTCCCGCCATCCTGGCGAGAAGCTCCGCGTCGACGCCCTTCTCGGCGGCCACCTTGGCCACCTGCTCGGCCCGTGCCCGTTCCTGGCTCAGCTTCTCGAGCTCTGCCTTGTACCTGTCGCGTTCCTCGACCGCCTTCTGCAGCTCGCTCTTGGACGCTTCCTCGGCCTCGTCGAACTTGGCCGCCTTGCCCTTGAGCTCGTCGTAGTCGGCGTATTTCGCCTTCAGCCTGTTGAGACGCTCGCCGATGATGGCGTCCATCTCCGCCTGTGTGAAGGTCTTCTCCGCAGGAGCGCCCTGCGTGGCGTCGTTCTCCACCTGTTTGGTGTTCTCGGGCATTTCTGCTCCCTTCCCGGCCTTTGGCCGTCGTCATTCCGCGGTAGCCCCGCGTGGGCATGAAAAAAGCGCCCGGAGGCGCTTGGTTCATCGTCTGGAGTTTCCTTTACTTCGCCAGCTCGTATATGAAGTCGCAGACGCGCTTCGCGCTTCGCCCGTCGCACATGTCCGCGACGAGGTCCAGGCAGCCGCGCTCCGTTTCGGTCATGCCGTTCTCGGCCGCCTCGCGCATCATCGCGAGCAGCTCGGCCTCGTGGCCTTCAGCCGCAAGCCAGCGCGAGCTGTACTGCGACGGGTAGTCGAGGTACATGCCGCGGGTGGACAGGTAGGCGTCCATGTCGTCCACGGTCAGCACGCACGGCTTGCCGAGCACGTAGCCGTCGAACACCGTCGAGCTGTAGTCCGTGACGAGCACGTCGCAGTCGATGAGGTACGGGCAGATGCCCTCCACGGTCGGGACCTCGGTTATCCTGTCCACGTCCTGG